TGACAAGAGCAGTTGGGACTGTTGTCACAAATATGAGCATCGTGACCATCCATATCATGTCTGTAATCTCTGACATAAAATTGTAAAGAAGTATTACTATTTATTACATTACCAATCATCATCATCTTCTATGATTGGACAGTGTTGTAGCACCCAACCATGAACATTACCTTTGATTATATGTGCAGTGACATGAGCACCCTCTATGAGGACTGTGCAGCACAATAGAATGTATATGCATATAAAATGTGCTTTCATAAAAAAAGGGGGTCGTTAGACCCCCTTATTATATCATAGGAAACTTAGAATGAATATCTTGTTCCTAACTTAACACCGTATGCGTTATCTGTAGTCTCTTTTGTTTGAACTGAAAACTCACCATATACTCCTACAGCATCATTGAAGGCAACATTACCACCAACTTTACCTAAGAAATCTGTTGTTGACTCAGCACCGTCTGCAGCAGATACAATAGGACCTGCTTGTGCAAACCAATTGTTTCCCTGCCAACCAATAGCAAGGTCAGTTGTTGTGTTTGTGTAATCAGATCCTGTGAGTGAGGAGTTTACTTCTACGTTCACATAAGGACCAGCAAAAGCAGCTCCTGTGAAAAGTAAAGGTGTGGCAGCAAGTGCTGCGATTGTTGATTTAATCATTTGAATTCTTATGTCTCGCAGATGCTAAAAAACCTGCGGATGATACCATCCCCGACATGGGATAGTAGTTCTACGCAGGGTTACGATCTTTCGAGTCCTCGTATTGATATTTAGTATACATTGTCTTCGGGATCATGTCAATGTTTTAGTTTGCTAAAACCTTTGACTTTCTCAAACTCCATGCTGTAGTGAAACTTATCATACAACTCATTCTTATGACTGATGATAAACACATTAGCGTCCTGTAGTACGAACCGTACAATTTTTAGGAACTCATCTGTGCCAAACCCATCAAGAGATGAATCAAATACTTCATCCATAATCAATAGGTTAGTGACTACGCTGTTCTTCATCCTTGCTATATCTCTCCATGTGAAGAGGAGTGCAAGGTCTATTCTCATCTTCTCACCCTCGGAGAATGATGCATATGAAAACCTCTCATGCATGGGTGTCTGTATACTCTCACTAAAATCTTCATCAAGCGTGAAGTTGATATAGAAATCCATCCTTTGTAAATAATCGTTGACTTGACGATTGATGAGTGGCAGATACTTTCTTATAATAGATCTCTTGACACCATCATCATTCATCAATGCCTTAGATTGATCTAAGTATTCATAATCATCTTTTAATTGTGTTAGTTCAGATAGTATATTTTTGAGACCAGTTTTATATTCTTCTAGTTTGTCATTTTCAGCAGTTCTATTTTCAAGTTTGTCGGTAATGTTTTGAATTTCTTTTTCAAGATCCTTTTTGAGTTTTGTTGTTGTAGATAGATGTATGTTGTTGTTAGAAATCTCATTATTGAGTTTAGTAATGTCGTTTTGAAAACCAAGGAACTTTGCATATCTTTGCTCTTCAGCATTGACTGCCTCTTGTAGTTCATCTACATTCGCCTTGTATTTGGCGATGTCTTCTTCAAGTTTGCCAATCTTATCTAGGCGAAATGATTCTTCTATAGACTGCGTACACTTAGGGCATGTAGTATTGTTGTTCCAAAAACCTAGTTCACTAGAAGCATCCTGTCTTTTAAAATTTACTTTGTCTCTAAATCTTTCTAATTTCTTTACAGTATCACCTGCTGTAAGATACTCTGCCATTGCTTTTTCCTTTTCACTGACACCAGTGATGAGAGTCTCAACACGTTCTTGATAGTCGGTAAATTTTTCGTCACAATCAACAATTTTTTGTCTCTTTTTACTAATGTCATTCTCACCCTCCTCCTCTATCTGTTTGATAAATCTTTTTTGCATTACTATTTTATCTGCAAAAGATTCCTTCTTCAACTCCAACACTTTGATGCGATCACGACAGACCTTCAGTTTGTCTTTGAGTATCTCTGACATACTAGAGAACACCTTGATGTCTAGTAGATCTTCTATGACTTCCCTGCGATGTGGAGCACTAAGTTGCATAAAGGGAACGAAAGAAGCACTGCCAAGTATAACAATTTGAGTGAAAGATTTGTAGTTGAGTTTGAGTATTTGTCCTTCCAGAGACTTTTGTTGATCGTTAGCAGAAGAGTCTTCGTTGAGTTTTTTTCCATCTTTGTATATCTCGAATGTATTTGGTTTGATACCACGTATGACCTTATAGTCAACGTTGGATATTGAAAATTCTATTTCTACCCTTGCTTCTCTTTCATTGATACTATTGATAAGTTGACTTTTACTTATTTTTCTAAACGGTTTACCAAACAAAGAGAATGTCAGGGCATCTAGAAGAGTGCTCTTACCTGAACCATTATTACCAACAATCAATGTGTCTTTATGTGCATTGAGGGAAATGTCAGTAAAGTAATTACCAGATGATAAAAAGTTTTTATACCTTATATTCTTAAATTCTATCATCTTTTGGTGGTGGAATAACGAGATCTTCTTTACTAATAACAGTATACCTTGTTCCGCTTCTTTCGCAAGCAGCAAATGCTACATTGTCTTTTAGCGTTACGACGTGCATAGGTGGATCACCTTGTGCTTCAAGTTGTGTTGCATATCTTTCAGCGTCATCCTTCTCCTCAAACATGAAGACAACCTTTTCTCCATATTCATTGACAACAGCATAAGCACCCTCCTGACTCATGCCTTTGACAGTTATAATATGCACTCTAGTGCCTCCGTATATACTTCACTGATGACCTTCTTTATTCTAGGTCTATCTAAATCAGTTTCAAGATCATCAACATATTTTGTAAGAAGTGTCATGGTATCTTCCGTTTGATCTATCATCTCATCTGCTATGACAAGATGATCTGTTCTCTCCACTATCTTTACATCCACAGGTCTTGCTTTGTCAAGTGCTTTCATAAATCTATCATACTCTTTTTCACTACTCTTCTGTCTTACGATAACTTTGACAATTTTGTCAGTGTACTCTGTAAAATTTGTTAGTTGTCTGGGGGTATCATTATAATTGATTACCTTGTATAATTGGAATGGATTGTTTATTGTTTTGAGTTTCAAGGTTTCTGTATCATAGATGTGGAACCCTCTCTTATCATTTACATCATTCCAAAACATCTCGTACGGATTACCTAGGTAATAGATCGTACCATTATTACTTCTTGTATGATAATGCCCAGAAAAGACTTGCTTGAATTTATTGTATATCTCAAAATCAGCACCGTGCTCCATGATATGACCGTGAGTAGCAGTGAATCCATTGAGTTCAAGATGACCCATAGCAACTTTACATTTACTCTTCTTTATTTTTTCATATGTACTAACCTCATTCTCGACGTTAATCCAAGGTATGAAAAGTATATCTAATCCACCTACGTTCAGTTCCGTGCATTCAGAAAATACGGTAATATTATCGTACTCTCGTAGTAGAAGATAGTTAGTATTAATCTCGTTAGTGTTTTTGTAGTAAGCTGTATGGTTACCGACAATAGAAACCATGCGAATGCCACGTAGATGCAGAGGATCGAAATAATGTTTTTTCGCCCAATCCAATGAATATGAATCAACACCTTTACGGTTGTCAAAAGTGTCACCAAGATCGAGAATAGTTGTGATACCTTCTCTTTCAAGAGTTGGAAAGAAAACTTCTTCATAAAATTTTAGAAAGTAATCATGATATAATTTTGATCCCTTCTTGAAACCAAGATGTTGATCTGTAATGATGGCGACCTTCACTTTTTGAATTCTCCTTTCTCATAATCAAATCTAGGATGAGGTTGTGAAGGTTCGTACGGTTTCTTTGATGCATTTTTGATGACAATAAATCTGTCTGCAGCAAATGTACCTGCTAAATTTATCTCTATATCTTCACCATCAACCCAATTCATACTACCATCTTTCTTGGTATGTTCCATGAGTCTTTGGATCTCATTAATCATTTCCTGTGTAAGTTTCATCTGTTATAGTTCCTGTATTGTATTGCATCTTTGATTGAGTTATACTCAGATGATTTACCGTCTTCATCAGCAGACATCACCTCATCAAACCCAGATCTTTCTATAATTTTTTGTCTTATCTCTAGTTGTTTCTTTTCTTTCTGTATCCTACGTAGGAAGGCATAGTGTATGATCTGAGTAAAGTATGCAAAAGGATTGGTAGATTTCTCAGGATTGAAGTTGTTTATGTACTGTACACAGTTCTCTATACCGTCACATATCATATCATCTTTGAACATGTAATTCACAAAGTTTGGTTTGTATGATAGGTGTGTAGCAATCTTTAGAAAACATTCACCAAGATAGTTTGTAATACGAGGTTTAGGTTCACCTGCTTCCTCTGCATCCTTGATGGATTTCTTATATGCAACGATGGCATAAAGAAATTCTTTATTGTTTACATAGTGCTCAGATCTTTTTCTTGCCATTTATGTTCTTTTGTATACACAAATTATAGCACCTCTTGACAACCTTGGCAAATACCGTTACACTAACAGTGTCGCTGTTCAGAAGACAAGCTATAGGTCTTTCTTAGGTTCTTTAGATGCAGAGTCTGATTTATATAACTTTTCTATCATCTGTCTTGCTTTATCTACACTATTTACATACCCCATCTGTCTGTCAAGATCAGGGTGCTGACGTTTGAATCCCCCATCAATAATATTATTATAAGTTTTAATAACTAAATCATCCTTAATTTCAGAGAGAGTAATGATTTTATCTAGATCAATTATGTATATCTCCTCATCTGACATTTTCATCCAAGGTTCAAACTTGTACCCAAGGGGTACATTCGCTCCATGGGAGCGAACCTCTTGACATGTGACTGGATTGTCGAGTATTATTTTTTCTACCTTATCTGTATAATCTACAATTACTTTAGTCAGAATTTCTTCACCACTAACAAGTTTTATCGTAGCGATAAACTCATCATATGGTTCTTTGTTGTCTTCAGATTTTGATCTGAATAATTTCATAACTAAACTTCTCCTCGTTGTAGTATTTGATTCTTTCAATCAGGTGATTCAAAGTATAGTTTTGCTTTGATCCCTTCTTACAATCATCTGCTATGTCGTATAGGGTTGCATTGAGTTTATCTTTACTCTTTCTTAGAACCCTACCTATAGATTGAAGTGTTCTTATCCTAGACTTACTAGGAGATGCAAAGATAACGTTGTGTAGATTCTTGATGTTGATGCCTGTAGAGAATGTGCCGAAGGATGCAATGATGATTGCATTGTCCTCTTTTTCAGTAATTCTTCTTACTGATTCTCTCTCTTCAACGTCTACTCCACCGTGAACAAAAAATATCTTTCGTTCAACTTTATTTATTATATCGTACAAGACCTCTCCATGGGTAGCAACCCTACTGTAGAGTATCAAAGTGTTACCTTTCAAGTCCCACACAAGGTTTCTTATAAACTTATTTCTTTTTTCATGAGTTATAAGATATTCTATTTCATCTTGATAGGTATCAAACGTGATAGGATCATGCTTGAGTAATAACACTCTGATGTTTAGATGTGCTAGATAACCTTTCTCCTGTAACTCTTTAGTATTGACGATTTTATAAGAGGGTCCGAATAGACCTTCAAGTACCCATCAAGCGTACCTGTGAAACCATACCTGTATTTTGTGTCATAGAGTTTAGTCATGATACTTACTAATGATTTAGACTTAAACTGATGTGCCTCGTCACCTATAACCACATCAAACCTGTTGAACCATGTCTTAGGTAGTTTGTATATTGATTGCCAAGTTGAGATTATAACTTGTTTCTTACTAAGTAAGTCCTTACCTGCATAAATTTTGTGACAATATGTTTCTGCATCCCAACTGTAGTCTATAAAATCCTTATACATCTGTTCCACCAGTGACGTGGTTGGAACTATAATTAGTGTTGACCTTTTATTTTCTGTGTGGTATCTTGTAATAGCATATATCATGAGGGACTTACCTGACCCTGTAGGTGATATCAACAATCTTCTATTCTTCTGCAATGCATCAAACACACCCTCAATCTGATAATCACGAGGTTTGTATTTCGAGATTCCCGTTAGGTAGTCCTTTACTCCCTCATGAGAGACTCCTTCCGTCTCTTGGTACGGGAGGCCATAAAACTTGGAAATTTCAAATTCGTAATCGTAATCGTATCTGCGACAAAATTGAACAATCTTATCAAGAAGACCTACGTAGATTTGACTCTTCTGAATATTAAATAATCTTATCTTACCATCCCAATACTTTGATCTGTACTGGGGCATGAACTTAGCACCTGGCACATCAAATGTAAATTCGTCTTGTAACTCGTGTTTTATATGTGGATCACAATCTATCTGTAAATATACTTCATTCTTCTTTTTTATAACGAGATTAGCCATAACCTGAAGAGAACCTTCGCCACTCAATAGCATTCTTTATTTGGTAGGTTCTATTAGAAACTTGTCTAAGTATCTCTTCAAGATACTTGAGCATGGTGTCGTAGTATTCTATCTTCAGTTTTGTCTTGCTCAGTTTTTCATCTGAATCAAGATATAACTTGAGGTCATCTTTATCTCTGACCTTGTAGGGAAAGGGTTCTTGAGCATATATGTCTGCTGTTGCTTTCCCTGTGTAATACTTACGCCTGTCTAATAGACTACTGGAATATACTGCCTCATCACGCTTTCGCATCAGCAGTATCGTATTATATAGGTTGTAATACTTGGCGTGTAATTGTGGTATCTTTAGACTCTCAGTGTCCAATTCATCTTGATTCATCTTTGAATCTTTTTCCCACATCTCCTGTATAGAATCGAGAGAGAGGGTACTAGACTTTCTTTCCATTTACGTCAATCACATCAAAAATAGTATAGCGGAAAACTGCATTAGCAGTATAATATTGTTGCTGTTCCTGTGTTGCATCAAAAGGAACTGCACTCAAGGACACTGGAAACACATCCTTGAATTTTATTTTGACACTAGGATTATAATCACTGTTGAGAATCATAAGAGTAGCGTCAGATCTTTCGTTGAAAAAATCACCTGATATTGGTTCCTCAGGTAGTAATCTATCAGTCTCCTTCAGTTCACTGAATTGAGATAGAGATTCTGGAAAACCTAGAGAGGTGATCCATTGATATAGTTGAAGATAATTTTCCATATCTTCATCTACCATAAAAGATATATTAAGATCACCGTAGGTCATTTGATCACCTGGCACTGGTATATCTTTAAGATAAGATTTCTGTATAGCTGTGCCTAGTGTGACCTCAGGTATGTTTGCTGAGTTGCAATAAAAATCTACCTTCGGACATCTATTGAGTAAAAATTTGAAACCAACAACAGACAAAAAGTTTCTATTTGAAACCTCTTGAAATTTCATTGGATGAACTGTTTTTCTTGTTGGCATTATATAATTACTTTCCTATATTTATGCCCAAAATTCATCAAGAGTATCAAATGCCTTGTTCAAATATTTCTTAGCACCCACACATTCCCATTCTCCCATCTCACCTATCTCGCATTTGTAATCTAATTCTCTTTTCAATTGAAATAATTTGTTTGTCATGTCAACTTTTGAAAGTCTGCCATTCATCTTCTTAGCGTTTGAACGTAGTCCAAAACCTGTTGCCTTACATTCATAAGTTCGTTGAAACACTTTTGATTATGTGCACAACTTCTCAAGGCATGGTCTGGTTTGTGTACACTTTCTATGTATAAATCCAGTGCACGATTGAACTTTTGTGTTTCAGTTTCCTGATTTAGGATAGCGTTTTGGTCTTTCATGTTTACAATTTAGCATAAAAAAAGACCCCATGCAAGGGGTCTTTGTAATGTGTATCTGAATTACATTAGGTTTGTAACTTTCACACGTCTGTAGTATCTGTTACTGTTACCAGTAATTCTACCAAGACCTTGTGTAGTACCTTCAGCAAATGGGTTAGCAACCATACCGTATCTGGTTTTGAAACCAATCTTTGGCTGGAAGGTGTCTTGTCCCACTGCTCTTACCATCTGTAGAGGTACATATGGACAGTAGAATAGACCTGCATCATAAGGAGAAGTACCCTTATAACCCATAACGTAGTACTGGTTAGCGTCTAAGTTAGCAGCAAATGGGTCGATGAATACTCTGTAACGTCCGTTGAGTGTACCAGCGAATGTGTTACCTGTGTCATCAACTTGTAAGTTGCTGTTTAGTGCAGGTGTGTAGTCTAGTTGACCTGCTGCTGTTAGTGCGGAGGCAACGTCTGCAGAACATAAGATAATGTTCCCCTTGCCTCGACGAGTTCTTTGTGCGATGGCGTTAGCATCTCTCTCTAGCTGGAAGATCATACCTTTGAACTTCTCAACCATCCATCTTCCGTTTGAGTCAGTGTCTAAGTCAAACACACCAGTTGACGCTGTGTTTGTTTGAGCACCTGCTTCAGCAGACTTGTAGATTGTACGGATGATCTCTCTGTTGATCTCTGCAAGTATCTCTGTTGAGAGAATATTTGCGAGTTCAGCTTCAGCATCTAATCCGTGGATTGCTTTCAAGTCTTGAGCAAGTTCTAGACTGTACTCTGCCTTTAGAGCTCTTGACTTCGCAGTCACGCTGACCTTCTCGATTGAGAATGCCATCTCTCTAAAGTCATTGTTAGTGGTGTTATCCCCTAACTTTTCAAGATCTTGTGTCTTGAAACCTTGTCCAGTACTGTATGCGTTTTCAGCACCACCATTTAAGATAGATGGGTTTGAACCGCCTTGTGCAGTTGTACCGAAACCAACGTCAGAGTCGCCATCTGTAGCACCAGTGTAGTCACCCTGTGTAAGAGATGCTGCATTGTTCTGTGCTGAGAATGCTGAATCTGGTTCGTTGAATAATGCTTCTGTTCCGTTCTGATTATCGAAGCGACTTCTCATCGCAAAGATAAGTCCAGTAGGTCCATTCATTGGTTGTACACCAGCAAGGTCATATGCCACCAAGTTAGGCATAGATCTTCTGATCAATGAAATAAGAACTGGGTCGAAACCAGCTACAGGTCCACCAACAGCAGCACTACCAGAGAAACCTGGATTGCCTGTGCCTGATGGGTCTGTGTTTACTGTAGGAGGTGCTTCTGATAAGAATGCTCTCTCCTCTCTTAGAAATCTTTCTTGGTTTTCTAGAAGTTGAGCAGTAACTGCCTTTCTGTGATTGTCGGAGATCTTGTCTAGACCTTCCGCCTCAAGTAAGGGTTGCCACTTCTTCTGGAGTTGTCCAGAGTTAAACATGGAATTTACTTTTGATTGAATTTAAGTGTTGACTAATTGAACTTGGTCAGTGCTTGAAGGTATGCATCCATCGCTGCGGTGTTCTCCACAACGGGAGCGTCTTCAGAGATGACTTCTTGGGATTCGACGATAGGTTTCTTATTGAAATAAGATTCCCTTAGTGCGTCTAATTTTTCCCTGTACTGTTCTTCACTCTCAAACTCAACACCTCTGGATAGCTCGGCAAGCTTCTCTTTCTGTGAAAGAGCAAGTCCTTCGCTAACTTCATCAAGGATGTTATCGGAGACAGATGCTGATAGACGGTTTGTCAATGCAATGTTGCTATCAATCTGTTCGTTGAGTTTTGTCTCCATTTCATCTAGTTTGGTGACCATTGCCTCAAGTACATCATATTTGTCTTCAGGGATTTCGACATAATGTTCTTCAAAAAGACCTTTGAGGCCAGTCAAGAAGGATTCAGAGAGTTCACCTCTGATTCCCGACTCTACTTGGAGTGCATTTTCAGTAATCCACTCTTCTGCAACATAGTGCAAGTATGAGTCTACTCGTTCTTGAAGCGATGCTTTGTATTCACCCATTTCTTTTTGGATGTAAGCATCATAGTCTGCTTCAAGCGATTCCTTTACGATATCAATCTTTGACATTACGGCTGATTCAAAGATTGTTCGTGCTTTTTCTTTGAAACTCTCAGATAGTTTCTCTCCTTCAAACAATGCTTGTACATCGTCTTCAAGATCGATTTCAATATCTCCTATTGGAGCTTCTTGTTCGGGTGCTTCTGCTACAACTTCATCAGTTGCTTCTGTTTCTTCATTAGCACCTCTGCCGTATCCAGATGACTTCATGCCATCTTTTTGGTTTCCTAAGGGACCGTCGTGATGGACTGCTCCCGCACTTCCTTTGAAGTGAGCGTCACCTGTTTGTGCAAACTTTGCTGCTGGTGTCTTGAGTTTATTACTCATGTCATCAGGTTTGCTATTTTGTGGTGTAGGACCTCCGAGGTCTTCTACGCCTGTTCCCCCTGCATCGGGTACATAATTTGGAGTTTTTGGCATAGGTTCCGCAGGTTTAGATCCTTTGGTGACCTGGTTCTCCATCTCATGTAGTTCGCTATTTGCTGCGGTCATTGTTGCCAGTCCTTAGTTCCTTAGAATTTTATGTTATTATTTAGACAATTATAGATTGTTTAGAAACTTTTCAAATAAAGAAAGCTTGTACTCGTCTAGTTTCTTAGAATCCACCAAAGTATTTATACTCTTTTTAATGTTAGAGACATTTTTTTCACGCAAAACGCTACCTTCCCATACCCATTCCTTGCCTTCCATTACGCCATCTACGAATGCGTCAGGTGCAGATGGATCAGCAACGATGTCTGCTGCAGTAGCAAGCATGAAGTCTTCGCCAACATAAGAAACACCTTCTTTGTTTACGATAGATCCCATACCTCTTGAT